ATGGAGTGACTTGTACCCTTACTTTAGGTGAAAGTCACCTTTCTTGTCATACTTGGCCTGAAAAAGGGTGTGTTGCCTTTGATATTTTCACTTGTGGAGCGAAAAATCCACGATGTGTAGCATGGTGGATACTCGAATACTTCAATAGTGATGATTATGTGATGAAAGATTACTCAAGATAGGTATAAATAATAAAAAACTCTGTTAAATGGCAGTAAAACGTATATCTAGAGCATTTAAAGACATAAATTTGTCTTTTACACCTCATCCTGTCACAAAAGACCTTACTGTATTGCGAAATGAAAACGCTATAAAGAGGTCTGTAAGGAATATTGTGCAAACAATACCGACAGAGAGGTTTTTTAATTCGTTATTAGGTTCTGATGTGCGTAATTTGTTATTTGATAACTTTGTTGACTTTGGTACTGCATCCGTTATTGAAGATCAAATTAAAATAGCAATAGAAAACTTTGAACCCAGAGTTGATAATTTACAAGTAAATGTTAATCCCAGACCCGATCAAAATGAGTTTGATGTTAATGTTTTATTTGATATTATCGGACAGGAGTTTCCAGCACAGAGCTTTACATTCATATTACAAGCAACAAGATAATGCCATTTACCAAATTTACTAATTTAGACTTTGATCAGATAAAAGAGCAGATTAAAGACTACCTCCGAGCAAATTCAAACTTTACGGACTTTGATTTTGAGGGTTCTAACTTCTCCGTGTTAATTGATACTCTTGCATACAACACATATATCTCAGCATTTAACTCAAATTTAGTTGTTAATGAATCTTTCCTTGATTCTGCTACATTGAGAGAGAATGTAGTGTCTTTAGCAAGAAATATTGGTTATGTTCCAAGATCAAAGACAGCGGCTAGAGCATCTATTAAGTTTCAAGTGGCGACAACCACAAGTAGTCCTACTTTGACATTACAACCCGGTGTAGTTTGTATAGGAACTGAAGATGATACTGATTTTGTATTTTCTATATCAGAAAGCATAACTACCACTGTGAATAATGGATTAGCACAATTTGGAACCACTGAAGAACCAATTAGAGTCTTAGAAGGGACATTTTTAACATCTAGATTCATTGTGGATGGTTCATTGACTCAAAGATTCATTCTTGACAATGCAAATATTGATACTTCATCTATTGTAGTCTATGTTAGAGGTGCTGCAGATCCCGGTTTAGGTAAACAATACAAAATTATCGATAATATTGTTGGGGTTACTTCAAAGTCTGAGACATACTTAATACAAGAGGTTCAGGATGAAAAATATGAAATATTATTTGGAGATGGTACATTTGGAAAGAAATTAGAAGACGGAGCACAAATAACAGTTCAATATATTATTACATCAGGTAAAAGTGGAAACGGCCCATCTATTTTTACATTTGCAGGTAGTTTTGCTGATAAGGATCAGGCAACGTCAACACTACCAACTAGTATAGTTGTTCCCTCATCAGTTCCTACTATTGATGTGATACAGGCTGCCTCTAATGGAGGTGATATAGAAGCATTAGATTCAATTAAGTATTTTGCACCTAGACTATATTCCGCACAGTACAGGGCGGTTACAGCAAGGGATTATGAGTCTATAATACAAACTGTATATCCTAATACAGAAAGTGTATCAGTTGTAGGTGGTGAAGAATTAGATCCACCTCAATTCGGTACTGTTTTTATAACAATCAAACCGAAGAATGGTGAGTTTGTTTCTGACTTTGATAAAACACAAATTTTAAGAAAGTTAAAGAGTTACTCTTTGACAGGTATAAATCAACAGATAGTGGATTTACAGGTGTTATATGTTGAGGTTGAGTCATTCATATACTATGATTCCACAGCAGTTACTAATGTGAATGGATTGCGAACAAAAATCAGCAACTCATTAAACATCTATTCAAATTCTGGTGATGTTAATCGTTTTGGTGGTAGGTTCAAGTACAGTAAAGTATTAAATGTAATTGATAATATTGATAAAGCAATTACTTCAAATATTACGAGAGTTAAGATAAGGAGAAACTTAAACGCACTTATTAATCAATTTGCTCAATATGAGTTATGTTATGGTAATCAATTTAACGTGAAACCCGGTGGATTGAATATAAAGAGTACTGGATTCAAAATTCAAGGAAATACCAATACAGTTTATATTACTGATACTCCAAATGAAGATCTTAGAACAGGTGTCATATCAATTGTAAGAAAGGATACTGAGACTGGATTAAATGTTGTTGTAATTAAATCAGCAGGAACTGTCGATTACATTCATGGTGAAGTTAATTTAAATACAGTTAATATTACAGAAACTGAAAAAGGTAATAATATTATTGAGGTTCAAGCTTTCCCAGAGTCAAATGATGTCATAGGATTACAAGATTTATACTTAGATTTTAACATTCCAAGTAGTACCATAAATATGGTTAAGGATACAATTACATCTGGTGAACAAATCTCTGGTGTCGGATATAAAGTAACATCATCATACTCAAATGGAGAATTAAACAGGTCATAAAATGATAGGAACTGGAATCGAAAAACGTATACAAGTTCAACAAGTAATAGAAAGTCAACTACCTGAGTATGTTCTCTCAGAGAGTCCGAAGACTGTTGACTTTTTAAGACAGTATTATATCTCACAAGAACATCGTAGTGGTGTTATAGACTTAAGTGATAACTTAGATCAATACTTAAAATTAGATAATTTAACTCCTGAAGTAATTGTAGGTATTACCACATTAACTTCAGGTATAACAACAGCGAGTGATACTATCACAGTATCATCTACGAAAGGTTTTCCAAATCAATATGGTTTATTGAAAATTGATGATGAAATAATAAGTTATACAGGTTTAACAACAAATACATTTACTGGATGTATTAGGGGATTTAGTGGTATTACATCATACACAGATCCAAATAATCCGGGCGAGTTGGTATTTAAGTCAACAACAACTGCAAGTCATACATCTGGTGTATCTGTAAACAACTTAAGTGTTCTATTTTTGCAGGAGTTTTACAAAAAAATTAAATCATCATTAACTCCCGGTCTAGAAGATACAAAGTTTATATCAGAATTAGATGTTAGTAATTTTATAAAAGAGTCTAAGTCACTATACCAATCAAAGGGAACTGCTGAATCATTCCGAATATTATTCAATGCAATATATGGTGTTACACCTAAAATTATTGATCTAGAAGATTTTCTTATTAAACCATCAGGTGCTGAATTTATACGCAGAGAAATTGTGGTGGCTGAGGTCATAAGTGGAGATCCAAATAAATTATTAGGACAAACTGTAACCAAATCAACTGATTCACAAACAACTGCTTCAGTGTCTGAGGTAGAGATAATCACGAGGAACAGAAAAAGTTTTTACAAGTTAAGTTTATTCGTTGGATATAATGATCGTAGTGGTATTTTAGGAACATTCACAATACCCGGAAAGTCAAAAGCAATAGGTAATGTGGCAGTAGGATCGTCTGTAATCACTGTGGACTCCACTGTTGGGTTTAACACTACTGGTAGTGTAAGATCGGGAATAAACACGGTTACATACACTGATAAGACTGTTAACCAATTCTTAAATTGCACTGGTATAACTTCAGCAATTTCTTCCACTGATGATGTTAGAGCAGATGAGTTTATATTTGGATATGAGGATGGGGATCTTAATAAAAAAGTAGAATTAAGAATTACTGGTGTACTGTCTAATTTTAGATTAATACCATCAGATACTTCAAGTGTTACTACTGAAGGTGAAAGAATTTCGGTAAAAAATCTTGGAGAGGTAATTGCAAACCCTCAAAATAAAACTAAAAAAGAAGTATTCTTTAATTCATGGATCTATAATACCTCATGCACTTTTGAAATTGATAATTTTCCAAGTGCCCCAACTGGTGGATCAGCTAGTGTTATACTTAAAACTAATACAGATAGGTCAAACTTAAAAGTTGGTGATAAAGTTGATATTATAAGAAGAGGTGGTTCACAACAAGTTGAAGTATCTGATGCTGTTGTAGATGCAATATTACAGAATAATCAGGTAGATTTGAATAATGTTTTGAATTTTACTCCATTAGCAGATGTAGATTATGATATTCGTAGAAAATTAGACAGAGCATTTAGTTCAACTTCTGAAATTCAATATGGAAATAATGTAATTACATCAAATGTTCAAAATACTTACAATGACAATGATGAAAATTATTATGTAGCTTCATCATCTCTTCCCTCATATGATATTACAGAATCTGTTTTCAAAAGTATCATTCCCGATACATTAGGTGGAGATTTACAGGGTTTCAATAATGTTACTCAAAAGTTTTCAATTATTTCATTCCCAACTGCAACTAGATTTAGAACTGGAGATTCCGTATTCTACAAACCAAATAATCCTGATTTAGTTTTAGGTGGTTTAGAAGAGGGTGTATATTACGTTGAAAAATTATCAAATGCAAACCAAATTAAACTATATGCATCACGATCATTTATACCAGTTTCTAATAATTTAGAGTTTACTGCTGGAACATTAACAGTTGGAGTTGCAACAACTGCAATCACAGGTGTAAGCACTATTAAACTTGATAGTGTTAATGGTATAAGAGTAAATGATACACTATCAAATTCTAATATTAGTAACTCTGGTATATCAACTGTTACTGCCATTGATCCACTAACAAATATAGTAACCATAAGTGGAACAACCATTGGAACATTAAATCAAGGTGCAATACCTAGAGGTGAGAAAGTAATTATCTCAGGTAAACATAGTTTTGTTTTATTAAGACATAAAAATGAAGAAATAGGTGTTCAAAAAATACTTAAGAAGTTTCCTGCTGATGCAAATATTAAATCAGGATCTTCATTCCCAACTGAACCCGGTTCAACTGGTATCTTAGTCAACGGTGTCGAAATAACAAATTACAAATCAGAGGATAAAATTTTCTATGGCCCATTATCAAATATCAAAATTTTAAATGGTGGTTCTAATTTTGATGTAATAAATTTACCAAATATTGTAATACCTCAAGCAGGATCTGGAACAACTGCCTTAATGCAACCTGTTATTAAAGGATCTTTATCAGAAGTGCTAGTTGATCCACAGTTTTTTGATATAGAAAAAGTATTATCAGTTAGTATATCTGGTGGAAATGGATCTGGTGCTGTATTAAAACCAATTGTTCGTAAAAGACATAGAGAATTAACATTTGATGGAAGAAAAACCTCAGTTAGAGGTGGGGTAGATGTTTTATTTGATCAAATCATATTTGATAGACCTCATAATTTATTAAATGGTGAAGCACTGATTTATGATAAAAACGAAAACTCACCGATAGGTATTGGAACTTCTGGTGGATCTAACACAGATCAAAATAGATTCTTATCCGATGGATCTGTATACTACGCTCAAGTTGTTGGCATTTCTTCAATAAAACTATATGACAATATAAATGATTTTAATTCTAGTACAAATCCTGTTGGATTTACTACAATTAACACACAGGGAACACATAAATTTAAAACATTAGAGAAGAAAAATTTCTTAAGATCTGTATTAATTGAAGATGCTGGTACAAACTATACGAATCGCAAACTGTTAGTAAAACCTGCAGGTATATCATCTATTGAAAATACAGTTAATTTTAAAAATCATGGATTTTTAGACGGGGAAATTGTTACTTACAATTATGAGTTTGGTGGCACTGGCATTGCTGGAATAAGTTCTGCAAATCAATATAAAGTAATAAAATTAGATGATGATACATTTAGAATAGCAAATGCTGGTGTAGGTGCTACAAATAATAGTGATTATAATAGAGGTGATTATGTCAAATTTACATCCTCTGGAACTGGATTACAAGAATTTGCATATCCCGAAGTTAGTTTGAATGTGAATGCAGTTTATTCACCAACTACATTTACAAGAAATGGAGATTTGGTTATCACTCCTGTGGTTAGAGGATCAATAATACAAAATTATCTTTATGAACCCGGAACTAACTATGGATCTGAAATATTAAATTTTGAAGTAAAACCGGGAATAACTCTACAAAATGGTAAGCAAGCTGAATTAAAAGTTTTAACAAATAACGGTAGAATTACAAATGTTGATGTTAGATTCGGTGGAAAGGAATATTTTTCACCACCTGATATTGACCTTGTAGGAGTAGGAACTGGAGTAGGTGCAAGATTTAGACCTATCGTATCTGATGGAAAGATCACAGAGGTTGTAATAATTAACTCTGGTATAGGTTACACAGAATCACCTGTGGTAAGAGTAAAACCTGCTGGAGCAGGTCAAATATTTGAACCATCAATAAGATCCCTTACAGTTAACAACTTAGAAAGATTTGATGATGAAATATTGTTAAAAGAGTCTGAAGATAATCTACAGTATGCTGTTGTAGGATATAGCACATCGCTTTACACAAATGAATTTGGTGATCCTAATCCTATTACAGGACATTCTCCTATTATAGGTTGGGCATATGATGGAAATCCAATTTATGGCCCATATGGATATGATGATCCAAAAGATGAAAATTCTTCAATCAAAATATTGAATACAGGATATGTTCTAAACACTAGTAATGTAGTAAATAGACCATCATCATTTAGTAATGGATTTTTTGTTGAAGATTATGAATATACAGATAATGGTGATCTTGATGAAAGTAATGGAAGATTTACAAAAACTCCAGATTTTCCAAATGGTGTTTATGCATATTTCGTAGGTGTTGCAACAGGATCTTTAGGTAACTTAGAACCTAAATTCCCATATTTTATTGGTGAAAATTATAGATCAGAACCTGTATCAGATAATTTCCTTATTGATCAAACTAATTTTGATTTAAATTCACAAGGATTAATTAGAAATACACTTCCATACAAAGTAGCGGACAAATTTGCAGATAATGATTTTATAATCGAATCAAATGAAATTATTGAACAAAGTTCAATCGTTGAGTCTGTTACTAGCGGAGGAATAGAAGATTTTCAAATAATAGAGTCGGGAAGTGATTACAAGGTAAATGATACCTTAAACTTTGATAATGCAGGTACCTCTGGAGGCGGTGCTAGTGCCTTAGTTTCAGAGGTTAAGGGTAAAGATATATCAAGTGTAAACACTAACATTCAGACCTATAGAAACGTTGTTTACGTAAGGGAAAATGATAAGCAAGTAAGTGCTTTTATTTCAACATCTCATACATTTGCGGATAATGATAATATTGTTGTTTCAGGATTAACAACAAGTATCCCTAATCTTACAGACTCTCATGTAGTTGGTGTTTCTTCAGATAGGTTTGTATTATACAAATCTATGGGTGCAAACAATACTGTTGGAGTTGTAACTGACATATATGTCTCTAAGATACCAGATAGAGTATCTGCAGGTAGTAGTATCGGTATTGGAACAGAAAGATTAAAAGTTTTAAATGTTTTTGACAAAAAACAAATTCTAAGAGTAAAGAGAGGTCTTGTATCAACTGCAAATACAGCATCACATGCATTATCATCTGCAATTTTGACTGTACCACAAAAGTTCACAATACCACTAGAAACTCCACCTTTTGAATCAAAAATTAATGAGAAGGTATTTTTTAATCCACAAGAACAAGTTGGTTTAGCATTAACTGCTGGAACTGCTATTGCGATGGCTAAATCATTTACAGAAGGTGAAACATCAAAAGTTATTAGTGTTCCTGCGAAGAGTATATTTTTACCAAATCATCCATTTATTAATAATCAACAGTTAACATTTACCATACCTGCTGGTGCTGGTGCATTATCATGTGGAACAGGCACAACATTATCATCTACATCAAGTTTCAATTTAACTAACGGTGCAACTGTATTTGCAAAGAGAATATCAAAAGATTTAGTGGGTTTATCAACTGTAAAAACTGGAGAAACAATTTTCTTTAAAACTGCACCTAATGATAACTTTGAATATCTATTAGAAACAAATCACACTCAAGTTACAGGTAAGGCACAAAAAATTATTGCTCATGTAGCAGTCACAACATCTCATAATTTAAATGAGTTAGATACTATTGACTTAAGTGTTAAACCAAATCTAACTGGTGGAACTGGAATAAACACCTCTGTCATTGTAAAATATATCGCGTCAGAAGATAAGATATTAATTGATCCACAAATAATTGCACAAGCAAATATTGGTGCTGATACAATATTCAAAACTGATCATGGATTTGAGACTGGTCAAAAGATTTTTTATGATGGATCTACAAATCAAGCCACTGGATTGACAACATCTGCCTACTTTGTTTACAGAATTGATGATGATTCATTCCAATTAGGTGAAACGAGAAAGGATGTAATTAACGAACCACCATCAATTGTAGCTATTTCTACAAATACAGGTGGTAATTCACAAACTATATCTTTAATAAATCCACCATTATCAGTTGTTAGAAATAATGATTTGGTATTTTATGTTTCGGATTCTTCATTGAATGGTTATAATTTTAATTTTTATTATGATAGTGATTTTAACAATGAATTTGTTTCAACTGGCACAACAAGTTCGTTTGTTGTTGAAAAAAATGGAACTATTGGTGTAGGAACCACATCAACTGTAACCTTAAAGTATAATTCTGAAAATCCATTAAACATTTATTATGCTATTGAAAAATCTGGTCATATTAGCACCACAGATAGTGATGTAAAAAATGGATCAAAAATTAATTATGTTGATAGTGAGTATAATGGAAAATATACTGCATTTGGAGTTGGGACAACATCATTTAATATTTCATTAAAATCTATTCCAGAAAAAACAAGTTATGTTAGAAGTGAAGTTGATGATATATCATACTCAACCAATTCAAGTAGTGTCTCCGGTGGTATTTTTAAAATAAATTTAACATCAAGTGGTCTAGGATACAAAAAGATACCCGGAATTTCAAGTATCACCTCAATAAATGGAATTAATGGTAAAGTTCTTTGTTTATCTAAAAATATTAACAAGATTAATAAAGTTCGTATTTTAGATCCCGGATTTGAATATCATTCTGATAAAACTCTCAAACCTGAAGCTAGAATATCCCCAACAATCACTCTTAAAAATTCTGACTCAATTAGTAATATAGAAGTATTGTCTGGAGGAGCAGAATATCTAACTGCACCTGATATAGTTGTAGTTGATCCTGAGACTGGAAAATTAACAGATCAAGGTGTTATTGAAGTAACTTTAACATCAAGTTCTATTTCATCTGTTGATATCAAAAGTTCTCCAAAAGGGTTAAAACCTGTTGAGCAAAGAATAAGAACGATTAATAATTCTAATGGAGTATCAGTATCTAATGTTGTTGGTATGTCAAATACCACCACAACAGGTATTGTAACATGTACATTAGTAACACCCATTGGAGGATTTACTCCTGCTCCATTTGCAGTAGGTGATAAAATTTTTGTAGAGGGTATTCAACTTGATGATCCCACTGCTGGTACAGGATATAATTCTACCGATTATGGGTTTGATTTTCTAACTATTTCTGATTATCAAAACACAAGTCCTGCAATATTGGAATTTGATTTGGCAGGTATATCTACTGCGATAGGTATTGCAAAAACAAACCAACAAAATTATGCAACAATTACTAATTTTAACAAATACCCACAATTTAAAACAACACAGAAAACATCTGAATTTATTGTTGGAGAACGATTAGGTATTAAAGAAAATAATAGTTTTGTAATTGTCGATTTAAATGTTCTAGAGAACAATCCTGACGAATTTATAAAAGTAATAGGATCTAGAGAATTGCTTACCGGTGATATCATCAGAGGTGATATATCAGGAACTGTTGCAACAATTAACACTGTTTCTAACAATCGTGGTATATTTGAAATTGATTATTCACTTAAACAAGCTCGTGGTTGGAATGATGAAGTAGGAAAATTAAGTGAAGACTATATGGTTCTTCCAGATAATGACTACTATCAGAACCTATCATATACGATTCAAAGTCCACAAACATTTGAAGACATAGTTGATCCAGTGAACAGACTTGTTCATACAAGTGGATTAAAGAATTTTGCTGATACCGGAATCACTTCGACAGCAAGATCTGGAATAAGTTCCGATGGTGTTTTGTTTATAAACAGAGACTTAATTACTGAAGAAAGGGTTGATACAATCAATAACTTTGACTTTGCTGTAGATGTAGACACTTTAGATGGTGGAAGTAAATCAAAATTCTTAAAGTTGAAAGATAGGAAACTTTCAAGTTTTATTGAGTGTTTAACAAACAGAGTATTGGATATTGATGATATAAGTTCACGATTCTCAAATACAGATAGCACACAAAATAACAGAGTTGAATTACCTATTAATGATGATTATGAAAGTTTCTTAATACAATCAATAAATCCATCAACGAATGAAATACAGATAGATGAAGTAATCGTGTTTAAGGATAACAATGACACATTTACATTTGAAAGAAATAATATTGGAATTGGTACACAAAAGATATTAGATGTACAAGGTTTTACTGATTCAGCAACAAACGATACTACTTTAAGAATTACACCCACTGATCCGTTTGAAGATGATTTAGATATAAAAGTTTATCGTAGTAAATTTAATAGTCCAACAGCTGGGATCAATACAGAGGCGATTGGATTTGTAAATCTTATAGGTGTTGCTAAAACTGCTGCTCCAAGCACAACAATCAGTCTTGTGAGTTCACCAGTTGGAATTACATCAGCATTTTATTCAACTATTGAGGTAACAGATAATAAAACTAATGAGAAAAACTTAGTTGATATCTATGCTACTCATGATGGAACTAATTCTTACTTTAGTGAGTATTACGTTGATAGTGGTGATATTGACAACTTCTCTAATAATTTTATTGGTACATTTACATCAAATTTAAGTGGCGGTGTTTTATCAATCGATTTCCAGAATACTGGTATTAATACAGCAACCTTGAGATCCAAAACTGTTGGATTTGGAACTACTTCAGTTGGTATTGGTACATTTAGATTTAAAGATGCTGCCCAGATAGATGGTACAGAGAGAACCTTAAATTTACAATCTAATTTCAAGAGAGTATCTGGAACATCTACAATAGTTGGTGTAGATTCAAATAAATTTAGTACTATTAAAAGTATCGTTAAAGTTGCTTTTGGATCAACAATAGCAATCCATGAAGTTTTAGCAACTCATAACGGAACAGATACTTCAATAGTTCATTATCCATTCATTTCTATAGGTAGCACATCAGGTATTGGTACATTTATCTCTAATTTTGCTAATAATAAGTTTAATGTAAGATTCAATCCTGATACTGGTGTAAGTAATGCTGAAGTATCTGCTTACAGTGAAATAGTTTATACTGATCTAGATTTATTCAATACTCCACCAGACTTTACATATGGACGTATTACCGAAACAGTTGGAGTGAGTCAATATAATGCTGTTAATGGAACAAGAGCAAATATAACTGAATTTGATTTAAATCATGAAGGAGTGCCAATTTTTGCAAAAACATTTACACCAACTGACACAACAAAGTTGAATCCTGTCACCGGTGTATTTACAATTAGAGATCATTTCTTCAGCACTGGAGAAAAATTGAAATATACACCGGGTAGCACATTTATAGGTGTTACAGCTGATGCGATGGAAACTGCTGCTGGTGTAGATTTACCAACTGATGTTTTTGCGATTAAAGTTGATGATGATAAATTTAAACTTGCGACATCACTATCAAACGCAAATGCAGGAACTGCAGTCACATTTACTTCATTAGGTGCTGGTAATGTTCATACTCTTTCTATGGATAAGAGGTTAGAAAAAGCAATTATCAATATTGATGGTTTGATTCAGTCGCCAATAGCATTTACACCAATTAATACAACTCTAACTAATAACGGTGGAAGTATATCAGCATCAGATTCAATCATAAGTATCGCTGGTATATCATCAATTAGTGATGGAGATATTTTGAAAATTGGTACAGAATTAATAAAAGTAAATGCAGTTGGTCTTGGAACATTAGCGATAGGCCCAATAACAGGTGATGGTGCATTCAAATTAGTTGGTGTAGAGAGAGGAACATTAGGCACAACAGCAGCATCTCATAATGATTCAACTGCTGTTAGGAAGTTTAAAGGATCTTATAATATTGTAAATAGTAAAATTCATTTTACAGAGGCACCAAGAGGCACTAATTTTGCTGCTAAAAATGCATCTGGTTTACAGTTCCCAAGATCTGAATTTCATGGAAGAGTATATCTAAGAAATGACTACACAAAAAATAGAATATTTGATGATATATCAGATGGATTTACGGGTATAGGTGCAACACATATTGTTAAAGTTGGTGGTGCTAATACAACTGGAATTCAAACAGGTGGTAGCATAGTTTTATTAAATGGTATTTTCCAGACACCTACCACTGAAAATAACCAAGGTAATAATTATGACTTCATTGGAGATAACACAGCAGGTATCACAACAATTACATTTACAGGTATTACCTCAACAGATGGTGTTACAAAAGTAGCAAGTCAATCTGATGTTAACTTAAATCAGTTACCAAGAGGGGGCATGATCGTTTCTCTCGGTTCCACTGGTGGTTTAGGTATTGCACCAACTGTAGGTGCTGCTGTTACTGCAGTTAAAAATAATGATGGTCAGATAACTGCAGTAGGTATAGGAACTTTAGATAGACACGGATCTGGATATCGTGGTTCAGTTGCAATAGGTATAACTGATATTGCTTATGAACATAGATTTATAAGATCTGGAATAGGTTCTATAAAAACTCATCCAACTAATTCAAATATATTCACTAGAACTGCAAGAACTGCTTCTAACGCAGTTTACACATCTCATACTGGGTTCTTAGAAATAACTGTTGCAAATCATGGATTAGGTATAGGAACATTTGTCGGAATCGATACCGGAGGATTGGTCTTTAGTTGTTCTAAAGATCATTTTGGTACCGAACACCCTTATCCAAGATCTGGCCCAACACCAAGTAATTCATCCGGTGGAGATCCAATTGTTGGTATTGCAACTGATATTAGATCAGTAACAGACGATACTTTCACAATCTTTGTCGGACAAGGAGGTGGAGGAGGAAATGGTGCAAGTATAACAGCAACTGTAGGTGCTGGTGGAACATTGGCTTTCACTGTTGCCGGTGCAGGAATATCTTACACTAACCCTCAAATTATTGTACCAGATCCATCGTATGAGGATCTTGAGGTTGTAGGAGTATCACGTTTAGGAATTGGTGCGACAACAGACACAGGATTTGGATTAAAAGTATCTGTAAATGTAGGTGCTAGTTCAACTGTTGGTGTAGGTTCAACCTTACATACTGTTGAATCATTTAAAGTTACAAGAAGTGGTTTTGGTTTTAAGAAGGGTGACGTTGTTAGACCAGTTGGTTTAGTTACTGCATTAGGTTTATCAAGCAAAGTAAGTGAATTTGAGTTGACTGTCACAGAAATATTTACTGACAATTATGCATCATGGGATTTTGGTGAATTTGATTTTGTTGATAGTATTAAAGCATTACAAGATGGTGAAAGAACAAGATTCCCAATTGAGTTGAATGGTGAACTATTGAGTTTTGAGAGTGATAATCCCGAAATAAAAATGGAAAATCTACTTTCTATTTTTGTAAATGGTGTTTTACAGGAACCCGGTGTTTCATATACTTTTGAAGGAGGAACAACATTCGACTTCAATACTCCACCAGATGCGGATGATGATATTTCAGTGTTCTTCTACAAAGGAACATCTGGAGGTTCTAATCCTGATACTCGCACAAAAGATGTACCTGAAACTCTAAAAACTGGTGATGTCGTCGAAATTGGTGCAACACAGAGTGATCCTGTAGCACAAAATCCAAGAACAGTCATTGGTATCACTACCTCTGATACGTTTGAGACTGAAATCTACACTGGGCCAGGTATAGGACAAACATTTAAACCAGTAAGTAGTTGGAGAAAACAGAAAATTGATAAGATAATTAGAGGGGAGGTGGTATCTAAATCAAGAAATTCCATTGAACCATTAATTTTCCCAACATCAAGAATAATTGGTGATCTTTCAACTAGTGAAAATGATAGTATATTTGTTGATGACGCTAAATTCTTTAACTATGAGGAAGATAATTCTGCACTTGTGATTAATAGCATAGGAGTGAGGATTGTTAATGATGTTAGTCCTGTTGCTGCTGCTTTAACTGCGACAGTATCTGCTTCAGGGACTATTTCTGCCATTACAGTGGTAGATGGTGGTAGTGGATACGTAGGAACTACCACAAGTATTTTGATCGGAGCACCATTAGGCGTTGCAGCCACCACAGCACCAGCAGTTGCTTCAGGTATTGCTACATTTGCAACTGCCACAGGTAATATATCAAGTGGCATCATCACTACGGTCACAGTAAACAACATAGGACTTGGTTACACAAATACCAATCCTCCACAGGTTCTTGCACCTGCTCCTGAAGCAATCACTGAAAAAATTACAAATATTAAAGATATTCAGGGATTCAGTGGTATCGTAACGGGAATATCAACTGCTGTGATTGGTGTTTCTACTCTTGGTTTAAGAATAGGTTTAGCAAGAACTGCAGGTAACTTCAGTACACTTCAACCCGGATATCCAATTTATGTGTTTAATACCACTGTTGGTAATGGTGTTACATCATTAAATTTAAGTGGTAATAATAATGACATTGTAGGAGTCGGTACACAGTTTGCAGATAACATTTATATTATTAAATCTATTACAACAAGTGGCACAACTGCGGAAATATTGACAAATATTCATTCAGGAACTGTTCATGCTGGTTTAACCACCTCTGTAGGAACCACTGGTGATAGAGGTAATTTCTCTTGGGGTCGTTTATTCACTAATACAGGTAATATGAGTAGACCAGACCCAGTTGCAATAGGTGTCACAGGTTATACAGTTGGACTTTCAACTGGTGTAGGAATATCAACATTCCCAACCATAGAAAGAAGAATTTATGGTATCCGTGATACTGGTGCAGTTAAAGATAAACTAACTTGATGATTTCACGTATAAATATAGAAAAAAAGTAATAAAATGCC